TTTGTTCCGGGAAATTGAGGATGAACTAGGAGTGGAGGTGTTTGAGCGTATAGGAGACTCCAGATACTTTGCTAGGGAGAATGACAACAATGAGGATTTGTTTACGTTGTTTGATGACTTTGATATGTTGTTTTACCCTTCCGATGGGCGCATGGAAGAGGTTGGCATTAGCGCTGTTGACGAGTGGTTTACATATAACCCGAACGAGCCAATAGACGCTGTTAATAGGCCAATGTGCTATATACACCGGGATTGTGGCAATTTGATTGACAGTTTGTTAAATTACAATTCACAGGGTAAAGCGGATGAAGCCCTTAAAGACTTCTTTGATCTCATTCGATATTTGAGAATGGCAAATGGAGGAGAGGGACCAGATCACATTCAGAACAGGAGCTTGCTTGCTACAAACAGATCAAAAGGAGGATATTAATGCCAAAGGTTAGAATAGGGTCTTTAGCCGATGAACTGGAAACAGATATAAATGATTTAGTTTGTTTGGCAAAATCGAAGCTTTGTTCCTCGATGATGACTGGCAAGGGAGGCAAGGCTTTGTGGATTAATGAAGATGGCCAAGAAATATTGCGTAGGGCCGTTGATATTCCTGAAGTGGTTCCTAAGCACTACTCGGGCAAGGTTGTAAATGGAGCAGCAAACCCTAGATATGTTTACGCTTTTGTAAAAGATTTGGAAGCAAAGGTTCCGGTCTGCATTCCTAGAAAGCTCAAAAATACATTGATTGGAAAAAACATAAAGATAGAAGCAATCGAAGATGCAATCGGAGTCTCCTATAGATACGTCAGATGACATAACGACAAATCGTCGTTGGCTTTGCGAGCAGATTGATAGGTTACTTGCTTGGGAGATATTGTGCCGAACTGCAAACAACGAAGATATTTACTCTATAAGATCTAGCGACTTATGTGATAAGATAGGCGTTAGTTCACAATATTTCTACCACGTTTTCTCTCGAATTAAAAACAAGGTAAATGCAAAGCGCCTCGATTTCTGAGTCACTAACCTACGTTAGCGACAAACCCGACATTACATCTCTTCGGTATGCCTATGACCAGTCTGTAACTGAGCTTGAGGCATATTTTGATTTATGCAGGAGCAGCTATGATGATCGCCGAAATTGGTGGCCAGGAAAGAGCCGCGACCTGAGAAAGCACGGTGCTGATGCTTTCCCGTGGGAAGGCGCATCTGACATGGAAAGCCATGTTATTGATGAGCGTATAACCAGATTGGTTTCTTTGTTTATGTCTGCCATGAGCAGGGCAAACATACGGGCTTTCCCAGTGGAAATTGCCGACGTTCCAAGGAGCCGTTTGGTTACAAATTTTTTGAAGTGGATGGTAAAGAGTGGTTACATTCCTCGGTTTAAGCAGGAAATGGAACTGGGAGCCAACTATATGTTGGAGCGTGGCATTCTTATCACCTATGTTGGTTGGCACATGGAGGACAGAAGTTTCCTTCAACGTCTTAGTTTAGAGCAAATATCTGCAATCAACCCAGAGTTGGGTGAAATGATTGTTTCTGAAAATGACAACGATCAAGTTGTTAGGATGCTTCAATCCAGTTTCGATGGTGTTTCTGAGTCTAGGGCTAATAAAGCTTTAAAGGATTTGAGAGAACTGGGGGTTGCTGAGTTACCAATAGTAAGGCGTCAGGTAAATGCTCCAGAGGTAAGGACGCTAGCCCCTGATGGTGACTTTATTTTCCCTCCGTATGTTACCGATCCCCAACGGGCGCCATATTGTTTTTGGAAAACCTACTACACTCCGCAGGAGTTGCAGAACAAAGTAATTACCGATGGGTGGGATGAAAACTTTGTAGATTATGTTGTAGAAAAATATCGTGGCGTAAACATAGACTCCATCGAGCGTGAACAAGAGGGACGCAGGTCTATTAGTCTTACCGATAATGCCTATGAAGCTGAAGAGCTAATTGAAATTGTTTACGGCTACCAACGGTTAATAGACAAGGAAGACGGTTCAGAGGGAATATATTGCACCGTGTTTCATCGTGAGTTTAGTGGCGTTGATGGCATTCCTGGCTATGCAAAGTTTGAACTGCTGAATGGATATGAAGACTATCCTGTTGTAGTTACCAAGCTATCCGAAGATAGTAAGAGGTTGTATGATACGATGACCATACCCGACTTGCTGCGTGGCATACAAAACCAAGTAAAGATTGAGCGTGACAGTCGCATCGACCGGAACAGCTTGGCGACGGTGCCGCCCATCCTTCATCCTGTGGGACAGGCTCCAACAGATTGGGGTCCGGGCAGGATGATACCATATCGCCGCAAGGGAGACTTTGAGTTTGGCCCTGCTCCTGTGTACAATCAGGGGTCGATTGAAATGGAGAAGACCCAAGAAGCTCAGGCCGACCGGCTTGTTGGTCTGGATAGCGAGGGTCCAGTAAGTCAGATAAGGCAGCAGTTCTTGGTAGACAAGTTTTTAACGCATTGTTCCAAGGTGATAGCAATGTGCTACAAGTGCTTTCAGCGTTTTGGGCCAGACAGCATTTTCTTTCAGGTTACTGGTGTTCCAGACCCTCAGATGTTTAGCAAGGGAAACCCGGATGAAAGCTTTGACATAACCATTTCCTATGATGTTCAAAACACTGATCCTGAAAAGCAGGAGAACAAGCTGAACTCAATGATTTCTTTGCTTCAGTTGGATCGCAACGGAAGAATAAATGTAGATAATTTAGTTACGCTAATTGCTGGAAGCGTAGATCCGGTCTTGGCTGATAGCGTTCTTCAACCAGTAGAGGCTGCTCAGCAGCAAATTCTTAAAGATATTACAGATGATTTATCTAAAATTTATGCAGGCATCGAAATGCCAGCTCGTCCTAACGGTGCTCAAGCGGCTATTCAAATTATTCAGCAATATTTGCAGCAACCGGATATTGCCCAGCGTATGCAAACTGATCCTGCTTTCTCGCAGCGTTTGCAAAAGTATATGGGCCAATATCAGTTCTCTATGCAACAAGCTCAGAACGCGCAAATAGGTAAAATTGGTACAGCTCCAGCTCAGATGGGAGGAGTGCAGACCCAGAATATGCAGCAATGAGTTTAGAAAAAGATATACAATCTTTGCATAACTATGAGCATTTTGCTCGATTTATCAAGGTGATAGAAGCTTTGCGGGAGGAGTGCATAGGAGATATGCACGAGGCTTCTACCGAACAGCTTCAGCAAATATCTGGAAGGATAATTACATACGACCAGATATTGCAGATGGTTGACTCGAAAAAACTAGAAAAAAGACACAAAGATTTTTTGTAAGTTGTGATAGTATGTTTCCACGCAATCGCTAGGCGTAAATAGTGGAAACAGTTATGAACGATGAAATCGACACAGCCATCGCTGAGGCTGAACCAAAATCAGTGGACAACCAAAATATATCTGCGTCTGACTTTGTTCAGAGACGTAGTGAGGCAATGCTAGGGCAAAAGCCCGAAGAGGAGTCTCAAGAGTCGGCTGAGGAGCTAAGCGAGGAACCAGTTTCCGAGCAAGCTGCCGAGGATGATGTTCTTTCACAGTTTGATTTAGACAGTTTGTCGGATGAGCAGAAAGACGCTTTGCGTCAGAAACTCATTCCCGGCGCGCAGTCTCGCATTAGTGAGCTTACAGCTAAACGGAAGGCAGTTGAGGAGGAGTTGCAAACTATGCAGCTAAAAATCAAGGAGCCTGAAGTTAAGGACAATCCCCTTTCTAGTATATCAACCCTTGAAGATCTTCAAAAGAAGTATGACGAGGTGAATGATGTTATTAGTTGGGCAGAGGATCTGCTGTTTGAGTCCGATGAATATTCTGCTGACGATGAAATAACTACAGTAGAAGGTCGCCCGATGACTAAGGCCGAAGTGCGTAAAGCTCTTCAAAGTGCTCGAAAGTCGCGTGACGCATACATTCCAGACCAGTTGCAAACGCTTCAACGTTTGGAGAACGCAAAAACAATGCGTCAGCAGTTGGGCAACAAGGCAGTAGAAGAGCTTGAGTGGTTGAGAGACGAGAATGATAACGAGCTAAAAAGTCAGTTCATATCTATTATGAGTGACCCAAGGCTACAGCAGCTAGAGAAATTGGCTCCTGATTTATATTCTCTAATACCTTACTATATGTCTCACGCTGTAAACAGTCTGTATGGAAGGAAACCAATAGCGTATACCAGCAAGCCAGCTAACAAGAAAGCGGTTAAGCTAACACCTCCTAGCGGTTTTACCCCAGCGTCTGCAATGTCTGAGAAAACTGAAAGGCTTTCTTTGAAGGCCCTGAGAGATCAAAAGAACCGATTTAAATCATCTGGACGCAAAGACGATTTCATCACTTTAAGAACCTTACAATTAACTAATCGCTAAAATGGCATTCTCAAATACATACGATACGACTAATCCTGGTTCTGGTGTTTCCAATAGAGAGGACTTGACTGATGTCTTGACTATTCTCGCTCCTGAAGAAACTCCAGTCCTTTCCTCTGCTTCCAAGCAAAAAGCATCCTCAACATTCGTTGAGTGGACGGTAGACGCTTTGTCTGCTCCTTCATCGACTGGCA